CGGGCGCACCTATGGGCCGCATTCACGAACCTGATTTTACTCAGTTTCGTGATCTGGGATTCTATCCCGAATCTCAGAAGCGATGTCTCCCGGGACGGCAACCTTGACAAGCTTAGCCTTATCAACCCAACGGGCAAGGGCTTGCAAGCCCCAACTCTTAGAGAGTGGTCTTGCGAGCGCAACCTTGCCGCTGAGCTTCTTGAATGCCGCCCCTCCTTGTGTCCTGGCCGGTCTGCCAGCGACCCTCTTTCGACTGTACTTTTCTCCGCAGATGAGTCTCACCTCGTCTTCGACGAGGCAATTCTCAAAAGCGGCGAACTGCACAGCCGAAACCCGCGAAGGCTCTTCCCCCTCAGGCACAGTCGTGAGTCCGTAGCTGGCTACGTTTCTCATCGCCTTGAGTCTGACAGGGGAGGGCACGACGCGGGCCAAGGGTCGCGGGTAGAGGCCCGCCTCTCTGAATGGTGTCTTCGCGTGGATTCGCCGCGCGTCCTGCTCGTTGGGCTCTCGCGAGACGAGAGCGCCAAGACGGCGACGCAAAGCTGTTCCCACGCTCAAACCGCGACCCGTGTATCCAAGACCGCCAAGACCACACGGAAGGTGTGTCCTGGCGTCCTGGATCAGCCACGGGAAGCGTGTGACCATCAACCTCTCCATCCGCCGCAAATATATCTTGTCGACTCCCTCGGGAGCAGGCAGGGGAGCCTTGAGGCTCACGGGCGGGATGGTTGGAGGGATGGTAACCACCATTCGGCTCGTCTGCCCTTCTGGATGGGCAAGCACCTCACACGCGGTCCACGAGTGGTTCGCGCGGAAGGTCTTGCCTCGGTTCAGCTCCGCACCCACGGAGGCGACGCGGTCACGGTACTCCGCCAGCTGCGCTGTCGGATTCCCGCCGCAGGAAGCCTTACGGCTCCTGCCAACCGCATCGTCTCCGTGGGTGAATCGCTTATCGAAACAGCTGGTAGCCCAGCTGTTCACCCAGGAGAGGCAGACGAACGAGAGAGGCGTGCCCATCGGACTGCCACGAAGGAACGGCACATCCCAACCGATCTCGTCCGCAGGCGAAATGAGATCGGGGAAATACCATGTACCGTTCCCCTCCAAACCGAGGGATCGCTTTGCCATCGCCAAATCCGCAGGACGGATGGCGTTGACAGAAGCGAGCCCATCGATGACTGCCTCGACGGCACCGTGGAAGAGACCGTCCGTCGCCCTCGACAGGTCGAGGGAACGGAAGATGTCTTTCCCGGTGTCGTGCCTCATTCCGACGGGAGGCCCCGCGGGCATGTCTTCGCTACGCCAATGGTCCCTTGCGAGACCACCATGGCGCAGCGATGCACGTACCCACGACCCCTCGATGTAAGTGAGCGCGTCTGGTACTCCAATGACACGCACCTTGCACCCAGGGGCCCGCAGCGCG